GGGTCCATAAATTGGGGAGCTTTCCGTAATCCAGAAGATATGCGTAGAGCTTGCCGTATTCTACACCGCAGTCTTAATAACATACTTGACTATCAAGACTTTCTTTCTGTCCAGTCTAAACTAAGTAATGATGAAATTCGCCCACTTGGTATTGGTATTACTAACTTAGCTTATTGGCATGCTAAACGAGGACTTAAGTATGGTGAGCGTGATGCTCTAGCCGAAGTTAAAAGTTGGATGGAACACCAAGCGTTTTACTTAACTGAAATGAGTGTAGAACTTGCTGAAGAACGTGGTAAATGTCTAGGCAGCGATCATACACGCTATGGTAAAGGTATTTTCCCTTGGGAACTTAGAGCAAAGGGCGTTAATGAACTTGCTGATTTTACCCCAGAACTAGACTGGGAACCTCTACGCGGCCGCATGATAATATCAGGTGTGCGTAATGCTACTAACGGTGCTATCGCCCCAGTTGAAAGTTCTAGTGTAGTGATTAATAGCACTAATGGTATTGAAATGCCCATGAGTTTAATTAGCGTTAAAGAAAGTAAAGCAGGTAGCTTTACTCAAGTTGTACCAGAATACCATAAGCTAAAAAATAAATATCAGCTAATGTGGGAACAGCGTGATTGTGACGCATATCTAAAAACAGCGGCAGTTTTAGCAGCATACATCGATCAAAGTATAAGTACTAATACATTTTATAACCCTGCTCATTTTGCTGATCGTAAAGTTCCCACTACATTAATTGCTAAAAACTTAATGCAAGCGCATGTATGGGGACTAAAAACTTTTTACTATAGTTTAATCAATAAAGCTGGTAGTAAACAAATAGCAGAAGAGGCACCTGTAATGTTAGATTCAATAGATTTTGATGACGAAGAAAATTGTGAAAGTTGTAAATTGTAGATACTTGTAAGTTATGATAACTATTTTAAGGACTCAATAATGTTAGAAACTATTTGCGAAATATTAGTAGATGCTTACAGTAGAAATTGGATTACTAGTCGTGACGGTAATATCAGTATGCGTGATCGCGCTCATGATTATTTTTACATTACTCCCAGTGGTGTTAGAAAACAAACTCTACAACCTGACCAATTTAAAAAAATTGGTATCGAGCGGGCTATACTATCTGGTCCCAATGGCTTCAACTACCATTGGACTGATGAACCCTACACCGATATCAGTAAAAACTTAAAGCCCAGTGGTGAATTGCCACTGCATTTTGGACTACAAAAAGAAATGGGCGAGCATGATATAAGGGTAGTAGTTCATCTGCATCCAACTTATATTGTTGCTGCTATGCATGCGGGTATAAAATTAGATGAACTAGTTAAAGACTTCCCAGAACTAAGTCGCTATACCCGAGTAGCACCAAGTGTTGGAGTAGTAGCACCAATCTCTGAAGAATTGGGTACCAACTGCCATGAACAGCTAGGGCTTGACTCTAGTGGAAATATGCTGTATGATATAGTAGGCATCAAGGGTCATGGTATTGTTTCTATAGATACTAGCCCTTGGCGTGCATATGAACACATAGAACGCCTCGAACATGTTTGCAAAATAGTACTGGCATCAGGAAAATACTAATTGGTATGAGCAAATGCACTTGCGGTAGAACCTTTAGACCACCTTTTTGTGATAGCTCACATTGGTTATCAGACGAAGAATATGCTACCTTAGCTGCAAAAGTTAAAAAAATTTACGAGAAAAAAAATGTCCAAACTACAATACAACCTACAGACAAAGACAGATTACCTGAACAGAAAGATGTTTCTTGACCCAGCGGGGCCAGTTACTGTTCAGAGATTTGAAGAAGTAAAGTATGCTAAGATACAAAAAATAGAACAAACAGCAAGGGGATTCTTTTGGATTCCTGAAGAAATCTCTTTGACCAAAGATGCCAATGACTTTAAAGATTCTAGTGATGCAGTCAAACATATTTTTACTAGCAATTTACTAAGACAAACTGCACTAGATAGTTTACAAGGTCGAGGCCCAGCACAAGTTTTTACTCCCTGTATTAGCTTACCTGAATTAGAAGCACTCATGTATAATTGGTCATTTTTTGAAACAAATATACACAGTCGCAGTTATAGTCACATTATTCGCAACATTTATAATGTACCAAAAGAAATCTTTAATTCAATTCACGATACAGAAGAAATCGTTAATATGGCAAGCTCTGTGGGCAAGTATTATGATGAACTACATCTTATCAACTGTGCAAAAGAGTTAGGAGAATCAGTACCTGAAGAAGTGCATATTCGTGCAGTTTGGATGGCATTACATGCTAGTTATGCGCTAGAAGCCTTTAGATTTATGGTTAGTTTTGCTACAAGTTTAGCAATGGTAGAGAATAAAATCTTTATTGGCAATGGTAACATCATTAGTTTAATTCTGCAAGATGAGTTACTACATAAAGAGTGGACAGCTTGGATGATCAACCAAGTAGTAAAAGAAGATGCTAGGTTTGCCAAAGCTAAACAAGAATGCGAAGCTGATGTATATGCGCTTTATATGGATGTGATTAGAGAAGAAAAAGCTTGGGCAGATTATCTGTTTAAAAAGGGCCCGGTTATTGGTTTAAACGCAGTTGTATTAAAAGACTTTGTTGATTATACAGCAGTGGCAGCACTTAAAGAAATTGGTATACGATATAATAGCCCAGCACCAAAGTCTACTCCTATACCATGGTTTAACAAGCATTCCAATACTTCTAACAAACAAGCCGCTCTACAAGAAACAGAAAGCACAAATTATGTAATAGGAGTTTTAGGTGGAGACATTAACTATGATGACTTGCCTCAGTTATAATCGGGAGACGACTAAGTATGAAATTTATAGTATGGACTAAACCCAATTGCCCTAATTGCGATCAAGCAAAGGCTTTATTGAAAAATAAGGGCATTGAGTATGAAGAAAGAAACATTGGAATAGATTGGACAAAAGAACAATTATTAGAAGCAGTACCATCGGCTCGCACAGTACCACAAATCTTCATGGGTGAAGAGTATGTGGGAGGATACACCGAACTTAAACAAAAACTAACAAAGGAATAATATGCTATTTACAGTAAACGAAGTATACACTATAAAATTAAATTCAGGGGAAGAGTTAATTGCTAAAATAAAACCAAGTGCGTCGGGCGATGGTTATGTCAACATCTCTAATCCAGTCAGTGTAGCACCAGGACCACAGGGTATGGGACTAGTTCCCAGCTTGTTTACTGCAAATCCTGACTCTACAATTAAGCTAAATACTCTGAGTATTGCTATTTTTGCACTAACCGAAGAAAATGTAAAAGCTAAATATTTAGAAGCAACTTCGGGCATTACAGTACCAAGCAAAAAATTGATCATAGGATAAGAATGCCAAAACTAAGTAGAGTGGGTGACGCTAATCAAGCAGGCGGAAAGATTATGAAAGGTGCTAGCACCGTGCTTGCCAATGGTAAACCAGTTGGCATACATGAAAGTTCTATCACCCCTCACCCACCTAATAATAAGAAGAACAAAAGGCATACTAATGCTAAAACTACTAGTGGTAGCTCTACTGTTTTTGCAGATGGGAAACCTGTACTTAAAGTAGGATCAGGGAATTCTTGCGGTCATAGTATCGTTGAGGGTTCACCTGATGTATTTGTTCCATGACTACCACAGCTACGCAAAGTCCACTGGGAGTCAATGTCTTAGGCTCACTACTTACCAATACTGGATTGAATATTAATTCAGTAGCTACTGGCTATATGGGTAGCAGTACTAGTTTATCTCAATACACACTGGGTTCTATATGTAACACCACCGTTCTAAAAGCATTAACATATGCTATTAGGGCGGGCTATCTTAACAATATCCCACCAGACCCGAGTCAGCCAGAAATAAAAAATCTTAACAATCAAGTATACAATAACTTAATCTCAATCGGTAGCACTAGCATACCCGCACTAGGCAACGCACGAGCACCAACTTTTACTTGGGATCAAGAACCTGGATCATATGGTATAGGTCTTACTTCTGCACCCAGAGGTTGGGGAGGCGCACAATATACCGCAGGCAATGAAGCTACCAGTTGGGGCTATA